AAAGCTTGATCGTCGGTTCAAATCCGTCTACCGCCTTTTTTATACTATTTTATAGGAATTTATCCGAAAAGAAAGCCCGATTTTACGGGCTTTTTTGTTTTTCTTTTAGGATAAAAAAGGATAACTTTAAAAATTATTTGGGGCGAGTTTGGGGCGAGGGTATTTTTTAGAGCTTGGATTTTAAATCCAAGCTTTCAGGGTAAACAAAAAACACTAGTGAGCGCTAGTGCTTTTTTTGAAAGTGGTAGATATTCGATTATCTACCTATATTATACCATATTTTCTGTCAGAGCAAGCAAAAAAACCGCCAGCAAACGCCAGCGGTTTTAGTGTAATTAAATTTTGAAAGCCTTTCTATGCTTTATTTTTATTTAGTAGTAATCAAGCCGTTAGGCTCGACAGTAAATTCTGGTTTGTCTGCCATGCTGCCATCTTCTTTTAGGTAGTACCAGCCTGATCCGTCGGCTGACTTAATGAACTGTTTGGATTTCATATCACCGTCTTTGGCATCGAGGTAGAACCAGTGGTCTTTATATTTGACCCATCCAGTGGCCATGGCACCAGTTTCTTTGAAGTAGTACCACTTGTTAGCAATAAGTGCCCAACCAGTAGCCATGGCTCCACTTGGGAGCAAGTAGTACCAGTAGCCGTCTGTGTGTTTGTGCCAATAGTTAGCCTTCATGTATCCGTTGCCGTCAAAGTAATACCAAACATTATTGATTTTTTGCCATTTATTCTTAGGATATGATCCATCTGAATTGACATACCACCAGCCAGTCGCATTTTTCTTCCAACCTTCCTGGTTCCCCTCATTATCGAGCATTTCTTGAACAGTTGAGCCAAGGGATTGATAATGCTTGATTTTAGCAATCACATAGTCACGTAAGCTATCATTGTAGCCACCGTGCAATTCAAGGGAACGAGCAGGACACGAGGTGCTAGAAAATTCATTGTGGAACTTGATATTTGAATAGTTCGGAGTATCACCGTAGTAAGCCATGTCTTCGGCCATTTGTCGTAATACCATGTTTTCATTTTCGATAAACTCGGCATCTGTTGAGTTGTACTGCTGACATACTTCGTAGCTAAGAGAGTTCATGTTAGCATCATAGTTAGCAGCAGACCACGAACCATTGTATGTGTCTTCGACTCGCACAATTGCATCTCTTGTGATGTAGTAATGTGCAAAACCAAGTTCAGACTGGCCGTTATCATATCGTTCTTGGAGCCATTCGATATAGGCCTTTGCACTTTTTGAACCAGCATCATTATGTAAAACATAATATTTTGGTCGCTCAGTTGGTCGGGATCCTGAAATCCCGTTAAAAATTGTATGGTTAATGATTTCTACCATGTTTTAATTCCTTTCGTTTTAAGGTAGTGTTGTCGGCCAAGGATCATCCGTGACATACGATATAGATGATACTCGAATATCTCCAATGTCCTTGTCAGTAGGAATTGGCTCTAAAAATTGAAAACGTAAGTGATTTGCATCACCTTGTCCACCTACATACCAAGTTCCATACGGTATACCGTCGTCATTGAAAATTTGACCGATTAGTGAATTTGCGGTTCGATATCCGTAAGGAATACCTCCGTTTGACAGTATGAAACATTTTTTCTCACGATTACCTGGGTGCGCTACAAACGCAGGATTATTACGCCTAACAATACCAAACCAACCCCATTGTAGTCCACCGAATTGGTAATATACAGTATCGTTAATTCTTCTGATACGCATCGAAGAATTACCTAGTTTAGATAATATGTTTACGTTTTTCCAACCTGTGTCACCATCTAATACCACCCAGCCCTGGTTTCCTGAAGCAGTACGTTTAATCCATTTCAACGCACCATTTGTTTTACGAGTATCTACGTATGTCTGTCCAAGAGTACCGTCAACTTTACCATTAGGCATTCCCTCACCTACAAGTTCACTAGATGAGGTTGATGTAGATGAAGCATTTTGACTGGAAGTAGGTAAATTGACAGTCCCTCCACCGTGCGATAGTGTTAAAGCATTACCACTAAGAGATAGAGTTTGCGGAATCCCAACTCCGTCTGCGCCTTTAGGTCCTGGTGGACCTTGCAGACCTTGAAGTCCTTGAGGACCAACCTCTCCTGGGTTTCCTTGTGGTCCAGGATCCCCACGGTCACCCTTTGGACCAGGAGTGAGAGAAATATTCTGTATCTCTTCCTTAGTAGCAAACTGACTTGTATCGATTGCAGGCTTAGCTTCTAATGCTGCCAATCGATTAATGATCTCTGAATTATCGTTTACAGCATTCCCGACGTGAACAGTCTTGAGGATTTCTTCTAGCTCTGTCCTGGTAACAATGCTATCAATGTCTACGATGCGACCTGTCTTCTGCTCGATGATAGGCGCATTCTTAGACTTATCCAATTCACTAACCCGAACATTGAATTGGAAGCTATACACGTCTGCCGATTTTTCAATCTCTTCAAAGTAGATGTATCCTACCACAGGTTCATCCATTGTTATCAACGATGTGTCAAATTTTACAGTGAAGGCATTATCTTCGATTGTCGCATCAACTGTTGCATATCGTTTAGACTTTTTGAAGTAAAATAGGCAAATGACCTTGTTAGCAGCTAGATTCTCAAGAGTGAATTTGAATTCAGCGATGTTCTTGTCCATACTAAAAAATTCCTGGTAAAGTCTATCAACATCTCTATTATTCGATGTGATTTCAAGTTTCTTTTCGATGGTTTTCTTCAAATCTTGCTCCTTTCTTTAAATGTTAAAAAAGAGAACCTAAAAAGGTTCTCAAATGATTAGTCTTTATTTGGCTCATAATATTTGAGCGCTCGTTCACTGTCTGTCAATCCAGCAGTTGTTGGATCATTGACAACCCCTAACAATACCAAAATATAAACAAACGTGTTTACACCATCTTGGACGTTCTTTGGAATTTCAAGACCAAACTGCTGAGACATCAAAAAGATTGCTCCTAATAAAGCGATTAAAGTGACTTTATTTTGTAAACGTAATTTCCAGTTGATTTTATTCATCGTCTTTCTCCTTTATTTCGACTTCGATTTTATCTTTCTGGTCAACATTGACTAGTAATTGACCAAGTTTTCTAGCATTATCTTTCTTAATTTGGTTGATGTAAGGTTTTAGGAATTCTGGGAATGCCCAACCAATCGCTTCCCAATTCTCAAGCACAGAGCCTAGATAATTGGCAATAAAGAACATTGTCCAGGTAATTCCCAACGGACGAACACCCAACGAACGGGCATACATCGCAACAAGTAAGATGACTGTGAATACTACGAAATGACGAATCAAACCCATGGTTCCAATCTTACTATCAAATCGTTTAGTCTTAAATGCCTTGACATATCCTGTAACGATATCCAGGATCATCAGCCAAAAAAAGATGTGGATGTATGGACTAGACGAAAGGTTCTTTAGATGTTCAATAAGCTCATGAATTGGTAAATCTCGCATACGTCACCTCTTATTGAACAGGTTGAGTGTCTAGCTCGCTAGATTGTTTCTCTGGTTTTGGTTCAGTCCATTTCCAAATGCCTAGCTTTCCGTTTTGTTCAAGACTTGCTAGCTCTTCGAGCGTTTGACCTTGATAAGTGAATTCTTCGTTCACTTGAACCATGACACGTTGCCCTTCCTGGAACTTCTCAACATGGTTCGGATTGTTAAGTGTGAAGATTTCTTGTGGTTTGTAAGTTTTTCCAACTTGGCCAAGGTCTACCAATTCAAGTCCACGCTTGAAAACTGTTGGATCTAGCGGATTATCTACATCTGTTACACGAACCAATACCGCCCAATCTGCGACAGCTTTTACTTCTGCGATTTTTGCATCTTTCTCAGCGAGCTTAACTTCGTATTCTTGTGCTTGAGTTTGCAAATCTTCTTGAAGTTTTTTAACTCCTTCAGCAGGATTAAATTCAGTCGTTACTTGAGCAATGACTGCTTTAATTAATTCTTCATCTGACTCATTCATGTGATTACCAATTAAGACACGGTCAAATGCTGTGTACGGTGCATCTTGTCGAATTGCTACGAATGTTCTGTTGTTTTCTTGCAAATACTTGTTAATGATTTTAAATGCCATATATTATTCCTTTTCTAATTTTTCTGCGATTTCGTCAAACAATTCTTTTAGTTTTTCATCTGATTGTAAGACTTTGTTTGCTTTAAAAAGTTGCTCTTGTGTTTCTTCAAGTTTAGCTTGTGCTTCTTCGTAAAGCGCCTTGTAGTTTGCGCATTCAATCGTCTTGTTTGCGAATTGAATTGCTATGTCGTTGATAACTTTGTCTGCTGTGTTCATAATTATCCTTTCATTATCTCCATCGAGGGTAATATCCTCTACTGTAATTTCCATCATGATCTAGGTTCCGGAAATTGTCATAAATGTTATCTAAAATATCAGAAAGACTAACCCCTTTTATAGTAACGTCATTCATCCCCGATAAAACTCTTGTTTCAGTATTAAGTGAAACGCCACCGCCTTGTGAATTAGGAATGAAGTCCATTATTTTACCATAAAATGTAATAGCAGTTTGAATGTTATCTCCTAAACGTCCGTTCCAAATTTGGAGGCCGGCAGAAGTATGCTCTATCCCCGTTCGACCGTTTCGGTTACTCATTAATTGGGTATATGCACTTGGAACTCCGTTAATTGAACCTTGACCGAAAATCAAGAATTGCATAGGTTTACCGTCAAATCTGTTTCTGATTCCTACTGCTTCTTGGTTCATTTCAATCCAACCGCTCTGTAAGTCGAATATGGTTTGTCCGTTTAGCGAGGAAATTCGTCCACCTTTGATGTGATTTCCTGTGAAATCAATAGACTGTATCTTGGTAATCGTCGCTTGTTTCGCAAACAATTCATTGATGAATGCTTGTTGTGAAACTAGTCTTTGGATGAATGCAGTATCAAATTTAACCTTCTCAGCCGTTACTGCTTCAGCTCCCAAAATATTGGTAGTCACTGAGCCAGCTTCAAAATTGGCCGTTTTGAGTTTGTCAATCATGGCTGACTTGATAACCGCATTATCGATCAGCGTTTCTCCTGAGATGTGAGTAGCTCGACCAATGATACGGTTGTTCCCATTTGCACCTAAGTTGATACCGTTTATTAAATCGCCTGCGCTATTCAAATTATTGATAGCGTATGATCCAGCAACTTGAGTTTGAACCGTTTTAACGGCTTCCTCAGTATCTTCGGGCGCAAGCGTGAATGATGTCGCTTGACTTCCAGTTTCTAGCTTGATTTCTGAAATGTAAAGGTTGATTGTCTTCCCTTGTTGACCGTACAACATCAAATTAATTTCATCAATAT